CTTATATCTGCAGGCTGTGCAGACAAATCACAAAGTGTTACATTGCGATTGTAATCGTCTAGTACACGATGCTCTTCACCGTTATGATCTACCCAACGTTGTAGCATCATGTTGTTCCAGTTAAAGCCTTTTGTGTCTTTGTCAGCAAATGCGTCTAACAAGCCTACTTTGTTCTTTGTGCCTTTTACACGAACACCTGGATATGCACTGAATACATTATCACTTTTATCGCCACGCATACACTTTTCAAACAGCATATATTCAGGATTGGGTGCAGGCTTAGGCTCGCCTGTCTTTTTATCTATTACAGGTTTATTTTTCTTATCATCAAAGTAACCTTCGTGTGTAATAATAGTATTACTTACGCCATTATATTGTTTTACATTAGGTGCAATAAGTTGTGCAAAGTCACCGTCTGTGCTAATAATAACGTGATTGTCATTAGGATGATTCTGTATCCAACCTGCAATCAAATCATCTGCTTCTAGTTGTGGATGACGAATAACTGTACAATTAGTTTTAGTGTCAACAAAGTCTTTAAACTCATCAAAGATCTCCCAAAACACAGTATCTTCTTCTTGTTGTGTAGGAGTCATTGCGTCACGAGTTTCTTGTCTGTTACGCTTGTATGGCTCGTAATAGTCTTTACGCCAACTGCGACCTTCTAAACAAAACACAACATGATCTGCATCAAAGTCTTGCCAAGCCTTCTTAACACTATTAAGTGTAATGTGTAATGCCATACCTACTTTCGTATCTAAATCGCCACGTACTACGTGACGAGCTCTAAAGAAAGTGTTTGCTGTGTCAACTAGGATATATGTACTCATGTCTCTCTTTGTAATATTCTGGTTTCATATCTAAGCTATCATGGAGATCAAAGACTTCATGACCCTTTATTATATAAAGTATAGCATCTTTTGTTGGAATTAGCAAGAGCTTTTTATCCACAAAATACAGTCTATGCTCAATCATTCTACTGAACTTTTTCCTTTAGAAATTGGAACAACATTGATATAACCTGCACCTCTATCTGTGCTTTGACCTTCTGCTTCTAACATATTATAAACAATATCTCGGAACCAGCGATCTACAACTTCTTCTTCAGGATCTGCTTCTTCGCCGTATCCTGCTTTAAGTAAGTCTTTAATAAAATATTCATTCCAGTCTAATTCAAAAAAACCGTTTCGAACATTATCTTTATTTACTTTAACATCAAGTACATTTACCCAAGGTTCACCTTTTTTAGTAGCATACGCTTTAGGATCTTTTACTTTGAGCTTTTTATCAGATTCAGCGTCTAAAGCTGCCTTTTCTTCTGCAAGACGCTTTTCTTCTGCTTCAATACCTGTTATTTTTTTAAGCCACTGTTTCATACTCCTGCCTCCCTTATTCTATCTTCAATTGTTTTTGCCTTTTCTTTTTGTTTCTTTTGTTCGTCAGCTTTGAACTCGTCTGGATCAAACATATTCTCAAGTCCCCCACGCATTTCCGAATAAGGATATGTGGAGTCTTGGGGTGAAACGCCATCCTCTTTCCATACACGCTTCTGCGACTTCTTGAACATTGAGGTTATACTCTTCCGAACGTCCGCCCAGCGGCATAAGATATACTGGACACTCGACGCCTTTTTCACGATATGCTTCAACAGCTCTAGTAACTTCATCAAAGTCATCATTAGTAGCGACAACAAACTTAAAGTACATGTCACTACCGTCAACAAGGCTATACTCACGAGCAACGTCAGGCTTAATAGCAGTCTCCCAAGGTTCTCCTGAAACTGAAAGTTTTGGGGAACAACTCCAAGTGACTGCAAATCTGTCTTGATCTGTGAGATAGTTGAAGAAATCATCGTGTAAAGATTGTGTAGTGTTTGTTTCAAATGTGACATTTTTTAGGTCTCTCATACGTGGATGCTCAAATAGCTCTACATACAGTCGTTGCCACGCCAACAACGGTTCGCCACCTGTCATGATCAAATGAATATCTTGACCATTGTTCATTGTCCACTTACCTTCTGGAGTAAGTGAAAGCAGATGTTCGACCACTTCGTCAACTTCTGCTTGTTTATTAAAGTGTTTAAACTCAGGATAGATACTTGCATATGTATCACAGCCTGTGTGAATAATAGGCAAGTCATTAAATTCTTTTGTAGTCTTATGAACGTCTTTAGCAATAAGATCTGCAACTTCTTGATTGTGTCTAATGCCTTGCTTTAGTTTTTCATCACGCATGGGCTCGTTTTTTAAACCAAAGTTCATACAACGAAAGTTACAACCAAAGGTACGTAGAAATACACTAGGTACTCCTACAAACTTACCTTCACCTTGCACACTATAAAATGCTTCTGAATATCTTAACTTCATCTTGGTGCAAACTCCTGTTGTAGTTTGATGTTGTCAAAAAACTCTTTCTTAGTGCCAGGATCGTGTTTAAAACTACCTTCTAGTACAGTAGTTTGTGTCAATGAACTATGTGCCATAATCCCGCGATTCTCACAACAACCGTGTGTTGCTTGTACATATACACCTAAGTGTTTTGTATTAGTTGCTAATCTAATCTGTTTAGCAATTTCATTTGCAAGTTCTTCTTGTAATGTACCACGTCTAGCACACCATTGTGCAATACGTGTATACTTAGAAAGTCCGATAAGTTTTTCTGCGGCAATAATACCAATGTATGCTACACCATTCACTGGTTGGTGATGATGTGAGCACATACTGCGTAACTCCGAACGAACTACTAGCATACCTTCGTAACGTTCTTCACTGTCGTTTGGAAATGCAGTTGCACTAGGCTTAGGGTCATAACGCCCTGCCATAACCTCATTAAAATACATTTTAGCAAGACGTCTTGCTGTACCTTCTGAGTTAGGATCGTTATAACGATCAATTACTAGTGCATCAAGTACTTGATTAAATGCTAATGTAGCATCATCAATAAGTGCTTCTTTATCACCTGCTTGTAATACTTCTGAAATGTTGTCGCCAGCCCAGTAACGGATGCCTGCGTCTTCTAGTCTTTGTTTAATTTGTTCTGCTTTGCTCAATTTTCTTTCTCCGAGTTATAGACGAGGATGTCTATTATGTTGTTATTATATACTTTATTTAGGTTTTTGTCAAGATTATTCTGCAAAATAACCTTCTAAAATATCTAATACATCTTGGTACTTGGCCATTTCCATAATTTCTTTTTCAATTTCATCGCCAATATTTCCATGTTCTCCAATACCTACAGGATTGTTTAGTAGAACTTCTACATTGATACGATGTTTTTCGATGTGCCCTAGAGCATGATCTCTAGTAGCTTTAAGTAAATGTGATCTCAAGTTGGTCATTGTTTTTCCTTTCATACTTTTGCTTTGACGGAATGACGCCTCGGACGCCACCTCGGGGATCTTCCATATCTCCGTCTCTACGGAAGATCAAATGAACATGTGGATACATACAAGTTTGCCCTGCACTCTCTCCCATGTTAATTCCAATATTGTATCCAGTAATAGGATTAGTATCTGCTTCGACGTTCATGTTACCCATTTCCTGAGCAAACTTAAAACATTTTTGAATATTCTCTACAGTATTCTTTCGAGGAACAATTAAGGTATGTCCAAGTGTTACTGGATAGATGTCTTCGTATACTACATAATCTTTAGTATCTAAAAAGACTTCTGTCCACGGTGCTCTTCCGTCCTTTTGTGCTTGTTCTAGCGTATCAATTGAATATGTATTCATTATCTTTTTCTGATCTTTCATAGTAATTAAAATTTATAAGTGTACGTCTATCACTGTCTGTGCATTTTGTACCAGAATGACGCAAATTAGAATCAAATATAACTAATCTGTTTTCTAATGTTTCAATTTCAGTGCCATCTTCAAAGTATAAACTTCCGTTAGTTGTGTTTATATAGTATAGTGCAGTTATACAATTTGAAACATCAGTGTGAAATCCTGTTTTAACAACTTCGTCTGCTCGAGGAGTCATAACTGCTTGTACTCGTACTAATGCACGAGGTTGTAAAATATTAAATATAGGATGCAGTAAAGGTAAAAAATTACTTTGATCATACCATCCATTAAAGAATGTATGACACATTTTAAATCCTAACTCCATTTGTTCTTCGGATTCATTTACATAGCCGTCGCTCATAAACCAAGGAAACGCATTATTCCAGAGCTGAGATCTTATATTTGAAAAATCGTCTACACTTAATGCGTCATCAATAATTTTTAAAGTTTCTCCTTTAAGCATTTTTTATTATGTCCTCCCATGGATATACTAACCATACATCTTCTTCAGCTTTGTTTACTTCATGTGTAGTGTAGTCTACCTTACCGTTAAATTCACTTGATAAGTTATCTGTAATAGTAGCAAAGCGAACATTACCGTGCCACACTTTATCCCAACTTTCTTCGTTTGGTAAACAACTGCTCATCCAGTCTTGTTTAATCCAGTTAAATGTAGCACCAGTATCATTAATATCATCTACAATAAGAATGTTTTTACGCTTACTAATGTCCCAGCGGCTTTTGTAAACCTCACGTTCATCTTCATTCACATAACCAAATGCATCTTCGCTCATCCAACAGTTACTTTCGCTTTCGCTATCGTCATCACGCAAACTAACTTTTAGTGCTTCGCCACGTACATTTAACATATTGCTTAGGATAGTTGCAGGTACGTTTCCGCCCCGTGTAATACCTACAATGTAGTCAGGACGCCAGTTGTCTTTGTACATCTGTAGAGCAATATTTACACAGGCGTTCTCTACATCCTGCCACGAGTAATAATGTTTCTTAATCATCTTTAGCACCTCTTGCTAGATATTTTTTCATTT